TGTTATTCGCCCCAGCCTTGCCGACCGTAAGGGCCGCGCCACGTTTATTGGAACGCCGAAGGGCAAAAACGATTTCTGGGACATTTACCACCACGCGCAAAGTGACCCTGATTGGTTTTGTGCAATGTATAAAGCTGATGAAACGGGCGTCCTAGACGATGAGGAACTAGCAGAAGCCGAGCGCACGATGGGCGAAGATCGTTATGCTCAAGAGTTTCTTTGCTCTTTCGAGGCTGCGATCCAAGGCGCATATTATGCCACAGAAATGAAAAAAGCCAAAGAAGAAAAGCGCATATCAAATGTTCCATACGATCCCGGCGTTGGCGTTGTTACCGCTTGGGACTTAGGTATTGGCGACAGCACGGCTATTTGGTTCGCGCAATACGTTGGCAAAGAAATACGTTTAATTGATTACTATGAGAGCAGCGGCGTAGGTTTAGACCATTACGCAAAGGCTCTAAGTGAGCGCGGCTACCATTACGAGCAGCATATTTTGCCGCACGATGTCAGAGTTAAGGAGCTTGGCACTGGCAAGAGCCGATTGGAAACACTGGACGCGCTGGGCATTAAGGACATAGAAATAGCTCCCCGGCTGGGAATAGAAGATGGCATACAGGCTGCGCGTTCTATGTTGAACCGTTGTTGGTTTGACGAAAGCAAATGTGAGCGTGGCGTTGAGGCTATGCTGCAATATCGGCGTGAATTTGACGAGCGGATGAAGTCTTGGCGCGGCAGACCGTTGCACGATTGGACTTCACACGGTGCGGATGCGTTCAGATATTTGGCTGTTGGTTATAAGCCAGAGGCCGATTGGGGCGCACCAATCAAGCGCGGATTGCGTGGAATAGCTTAATGTGCTAACTTACATGAAAAGTCGCAGGCCATAAAGTGCTTAAAGGATCTGAATGTGTCTAAAAACAGTTTCAAAAAAGTGCCTAAAACAAAAAAAGGTACTCCAAAGAAATATCTTTCAGGCGCTAAAAATGCTACAAAAAAAGAAAAAGAAATCATAAGCACTGCCGAGCGATATAAAAAAGGTTTGCCGATAGATGTTAAGAAAGTGAGTAAAAGCCGTGCCGAACAAAGCAAAACCACTAAGCGAAAGCGTTAAAAAAAGTCTTCGTGAAAAAGCAAAAGATACTAAATTCACACCTTCACAGTTGCAATCGGTTTATCGGCGCGGCCAAGGTGCGTATCTTTCAAGTGGTTCTCGCAACGTACCAATGGCAGCTTGGGCAATGGGCCGGGTGAATAGTTTTATTTCCGGCAAAGGTGGTGCGCGTAAAGCAGACGCCGATATTTACAAAAAAAGGAAGAGGAAAGCATAATGGGCTATGGTAAAAAAAATATGGGCAATAAAAAAGGCGGCAAAAAGAAATGAAAACTGGTAAGTATAGTTCCGCAGCATCTTTCAAACCATGCAAGGGTTGCCCTACACCAAGCAAATGCGCAATGGCTGGCAAGTGTTTAGCAAAGGCATAAATTTTGGCTGATTTGATTTCTGCACTTCGTGATAAATATTCCGAAGTAAATCTAATGAATATGCTAGACCCTGCAAATGCTTCTGGCTGGGAGGCAGAGGGCAAGAGGCTTGCAGTCAATCTCCCCGAAGTTACGGTGCGAGATGCTGCTAAGTTTGTCGCTGAAATGACTCCTATTCTCGGTGATGCAATCGCTGCAAAAGAACTATGGGATATGGCGACATCTGATAATCCAAATTGGCCGCTTATCGGCGCGATGGGTGGTGCTACAGTTATAGGACTTATTCCCGGCATTGGTGATGCTGCGGCAAAGGGCATAAAGGCTGGCGCAAGAAAAATGCTTGATACGGCCAAGCGTGTTGAGGTTGATCCTAATGAGATGGGTTCTATGCTCGGTAATGTGCGGTTGAAGCCGAAGGGTGATGCTACCCAAACGGGCTTGACCTTTAAAGATGTAGATAAGTCCCTTAATCGCATTGCAACTAAGGCTGACAATCGCCGAATTGCTGGAGATACCTCGCGTATTGAGGAAGTTCCAATCAGGCAACTTTATGCAACGCAACCCTCAGTAAATCCAGACTTTGACACCACATCAAGCAGCGCGGGGGAGCTGCCTCTTGTCGTGAGAAAAAATGGCAAAATGTTTGTTCAAGACGGACATCATAGACTTACAAAAAAAGCGCAATCTGGCTCTCAAACAGCAAAAGTGCGTTTTATTGATTTAGACAATGCTGATACATCAACCCCATTGCTTGATTGGTCTCCCGAAAAAACAGGTTTTGTTGAAGCTGATAATGATTTGCTCAACGATTTGTTTCCTCCATCACCAGCACAGGAAGTCTCTGGCTTACTAGCGTCTGGTCGCGCCGACGAAGTTACTGACGAGATGCTGAGCAAGCTGACGCCTAATGACAATATGGAATTGTTTGAGCTGTATCAAAGCGGCGCAACGGGCATGGACCTTCCGATGGATGAGGCGTCAAGGATGGCGCGGGCTGAAGCGGCTGGGTTTGAAGGCGGTTTATTCCACGGCACTGGCGCTGATATTGTTGGCGTTGATAAATCAAGATTGGGAGAGAAGCAAAATTTGCTAGGCAAGGGGTTTTATCAAACAACAAGCCAGAGCAGGCCAGACCGATATATTCCGAAAGAAACTGATCCGCAAACTCAGGAACGTGTTTTCTCACAGGGAGGCAACGTCCTCCCCCTAATGTCAAAGAAGGCTTCAGAGTTTGACTTAACTAAACCCACTGGGGCTGAAAATGCCTTGAATATAGGTAAAGTTTTTGAGGGGGCAGATTTTGACGTTGAGTATAGAGGCAGCGGCGATCAAGTATTTATTAAGAGTAAATCTGATCCTGAAAAGTCAGTTTACATTGACAGCTATCAAGACGGTTTAGTCACGGTGCAAAAGTTAAAAGATACTTTCGGCCGCAATAATGTGACAAACATTTTGGAGGAAGCGGGCTTTTCTGGCCTTCGCGCCGCAGAGGCTTTTAACAAGTCTACAAAAGTAAACTACAACCCAGAAGACGTTCGCTCCCGCTTCGCCCGCTTTGACCCACGTTTGTCTAACTTAAAGAACTTGTCGGCAGGGGTTGCCTTACCGGGTGCAGGCTTACTAGCCTTACTAGAAATGCAAAAACGTGCTAATGAAGAGCGACAAATGTAATGCGTACAAAAGCTGAAAAGATAGCGGCTGCAAAAAAGCGGCACGGTTTCACGGCGGTAAATAAACCTCGCCGGGGTGGGCCTAAGAAGTTTGAAGTCTTGGCGGTTGAAGGCAACCAAGTTAAAAAAGTCAACTTTGGCGATCCCAATATGTCTATCAAGAAAAACACGCCAAGTAGAAAAGCATCGTATTGTGCGCGTTCTGGTGGTATTAAGGGTAAGAATAGCAAATTGTCGGCTAACTATTGGTCGCGTAAGGCATGGGACTGTTAAATGGCAATCACAAATTATTCAGAGCTTCAATCTTCTATTGCGAACTGGCTTAATCGTGATGATGATACCCCGTTGCTTTCGGTTATTCCTGATTTTATTTCTCTGGCAGAGGCCGATATAAATCGCAAGTTGCGTCATTATAAAATGATTGAGCGTGTTGATGCAGTGCTTGATAGCCGATATGTGCAAGTGCCCAACAATTGGTTGGAGACGGTTCGATTTAATATTACCGCATCAACAACGGTCAAATTAGATTTTATTGGCCCAGAAGATATGCTGGAAAAGCGGCAAAACAACAGCGACACTGCTGGCATTTCTCGTTATTATACGCAAATGGGGGAAGCTATAGAGGTGTTTCCAACTCCCGCTGCGGAGTATCCGATGCAGCTTGCTTATTATTCGAAAATCCCAAATCTAAGCGATAGCGTGACCTTTAACTGGCTATTGCAAGATCAACCCGATGTTTATCTGTATGGCGCACTAATGCAATCGGCTCCATACTTGCTGGATGATGCGCGGACCCAAACTTGGGCCGGCTTGTATCAAAACGGTTTGGCTTCACTGCAAAAGGCATCTGATGACACTAGGTTTGGTGGTTCTGGTCGCAGAATTATTATAACTAGTTATTAACTGAAAATTGGTGTATGATCGCGCCAGATATATCTAACGGAGCATAACATGAGCTTTTCAAACTACTTAGAAACCGAAATACTTGATTTCGCGTTCACAACAGGCACCGCCACCCGACCAACTGCTTGGTTCATTGCGCTGTACACTGCGCCGCCAAGTGACAGTGGAGGTGGTACTGAAGTATCAACTGGTGGTTACGCCCGTCAGTCCGTGACGTTCTCCGTATCAGGTGACACTGCCTCGAACACTGGTGCCGTCGAGTTTCCAACTGCTACAGCGTCATACGGCACTGTTACGCACGTTGGTGTTTTTGACGCCAGCTCTTCTGGCAACTTGCTCGCCTTCTCAGCTCTCAACGTGTCTAAGGCAATCGACACTGGCGATGTATTCCGCATCCCAACTGGCGACCTAGACATTACGTTAGACTAATCATGGTAGGTTACGGTTCAAGTAATTTTGGAACTCGGCTATTTGGGTTTGACGGCACTGTAAAAGATGCCGCCGCTCAAGTAACCGCAAGTGCGTCTTTTGCTTCCGTAGCCTTCAAAACAGCTGCGGGTGTTTCTGCAATATCATCAACGGCAAGTGTAACAGCCAGCGGCCTAAAGGTTCTTGACGGGTCGGCAAGTGTCGCGGCAACGTCAACTGGCTCCGCTGCTGCTGATATTATTGTTGATGCCGCCTCTACAATTTCGGCTGCTTCTTCAGCAAACGCAACAGCGGAAAAAGAATTCCGCTTTACTGTCTTGATAACGGCAACCGGGACAATGGCAACGGTGGGTGTCAAAAACGCTTCGGCGTCAATGACGATTTCTCCACAGCTTACGGTTACGTCTGACAGTTTGCGTGTGAGAGAGGGTTCTGCCGACGCCGTTTCGTCTGCCGCCTTTAGCAGTAACGCCGTATATGAGGCTGTTGGAGCGTCGCAATGCTCTCCAGTTGTTAATGTTGTAACCGCCGCCGCCGCAACCTATCGCGGTCATGGAACCATAACATCGTCGTCTCAAACTATTGCCAACGGTCAAATTACGGCTAGAGGTGAGGCAACGGCTTCTGGTAAGTCAACAACAGTTGTGTCTGCACAGTACAAGTGGAATGATGCAGCAGACCCGACCACACCTTGGTCTAAGGCAGATTATTTAGAAAGGGCCGCGTAATGGCTGATGGAACTACAACAAACTATAGCTTTGTTAAGCCCGAAGTCGGCGCGTCAGAAGACACTTGGGGTACAAAGTTAAACGCAAACTGGGACAGTGTTGATACTGTTCTTGAGAACATTCAAGATGATGTGGACGTGAAAGCGTCAACAGGCAAGGCCATTGCTATGGCAATCGTTTTCGGTTAAAGGAGAAAA